CCCATGAGGGGGGAGAGTCTCTTTCTATTTCAATAATGAAATAGGTTCGAGAGATTCCGTTGTGGTACCCAAGGCCGGCGTTTGCGGGCGTCGGATATTAGTGCAAGGAGGGTCAAGAAAATTTGTCTTCTCCCTTCTTTGTAATTCCATCTTTTGGTCTTGCTCTATCCTTGAAACGAATTGGATAGAAAGATCTCTAGATGGTTTAAGATAGGAGGAAACTTATTTTATGACGCTGTCTATCACTAAGGACGGTCAGAAGCGAGAGCTTCTGGTCCCTAGGAGTGGGTTGGAGAATAAGGACGAGTTAATACTCTGTACTTATTACTCTCAGGCTGTCGGAGGACCCGTTATTACTAGCTCTTCGTTTACCAAACCGAAGAAGCTTAATAACTGGGAATTCACGGGAGCCGATATACCCAACTTCCATGCCAAGAAACGTAGAGGAGATCTTTTGGTTGAAACACCTTATACCTCAACCGTTCAATACGGTCAGGTAGAAGGAGTTAAAGACCAATTGACAATCTCCAGTGGAGAGAAGCACTGGTGCTTCGACCACATTTACTACGAGGATTGGATTCCCTCGTGGGTAGATGTAAACAGTAACTACATCCAGCCATATATTTCTGATAAATATGTGCAGGAAGCAGCTGCTGCTATCTACTCATCTGGGCACGATACCCTCACATTTCTCGCAGAATTAACCGATGTGAGACATATGTTCCTTCAGACAGGCAAACGCCTGCTCCGATTGAGCAAACTTGCACCCAAAGGGTGGAAGGGAATGTCTTCAGATTGGTTATCGGGGCGCTACGGTTGGAGAACGCTTATGTTTGATCTTCAAGATCTAAACAAAGCGGTCAAGAACCTTGGCGATACCCGAACGCGGAGAAACGAGAAGAGAGGAACCAAGATTAGTCTTGGAACCATCAATTCTCGATCGTGGGATACATCTCACGCCATGGGCACCCGACATCATAGTTGGGTGGACACGGTGGAGATAGGGCTTCGTGGAAGTGTCACGGCAGATATCGAGATCCCTAGCTTCCAATTCAATCCGCTCGTTACTGGATGGGAAAAGATCCCCTTCAGTTTCGTAGTAGATTGGTTTGTGTCGATAGGGAAAGCGATTGCCGCGATCTCATTTCTCAGTCAAGCGACTGCCTATACGGCTTCGTACGGAATAATTGTCAAGCTTGAACGAGAGTACGATATGTACATCTCGTGGGCTTCCAATTATTCTGGTACGGATTACCAAACAGGCTACTCGTACACTGAGGTTAAACAGCGCATTCCTTGTGCTATTCCTTATCTACCGCATTTTCGCGTTAATTTGAACCCTTTGAAGATACTTGACCTTCTAGGGCTCATAATTCAACGACGATAAAAGGAGATATGAATGGCTGGAATGACCACAGTCCTCACAGAGTTTTCCACATCGGGAAACTCGCGCACGTCTACGTATACCGGCCACTCGGCTATAGAGCCGAAGCTGGTAATCGAAAAGAGGCGCGTCCCGGAGGGGAATCAAACCATGGTGGAGTACAGTGCCAAAGTTGTATCTAGCACTGTCGATGCCGATGGAGTGATTCTCCAGCAAAAGGTCTCTTTCGAGGCCGTCGTCCGTTACCCAGTACTTGGTACAAGTACTGATGTAACTGCTGCTCTCGCCATCTTCCGCGATTTGATCGCTGGTGATGAATTCGGGAACAGTGTGACGACTCAAGAATGGCTCTAGGGTGTCTTTTGATATTGATTGGGCTCGGCTGGCTGATCTTATTACTAGTCTTATTCAAAGAATTGGACTAGCGATAGGAGAGGCGGCTGAAACCATTACAATCATATTTAGAGACTCTACCTAGAAATTCTTTACTCGAAAGGAGGATTCCGTATGGAACCTACGAATGTAACGTACGACATATGTCGGCACTACATTTCAGACCAAACGGAGGTAGATCCCGCTTTAGTCGCGAAGATCGACGGATTCCGTCGATCCCGTAACTTAGCCGGACTTGCCTCCTGCTCCTGTCACTTCGATTGGGCATTTCATTCAATCGACGACTGGAGGTTCCTTAGACAGGTAGAGGCCTTCTTCAAGAAGAACTCTGCCTTCTCCAATCCTGATGTTTGTAGCCAGGCAGCCGAAGATTCCTTTATGGAATCTGAACGGCTCTGCCGGAATACGAACTTCAGACTCGACTTCTTCTATCTTAAGCGCGATCTTTTAGATCCCGATCTTAAGTTTTGGATGTCGAAGATGGAACGTTACATACGTAACGTTTTAGGTCCCTTCAGTGCGTTCTTAGATGAATTACCACATCTAGTGAAGGTGACTCCGGGAGCAACAGCTCAACAATCGAGACGTAATAGTCTTCCTCAATTAAAAATGAGGATGAAGCTCCACGCTACGCGTGGGGCCCACTCTTACCTTCGTGCTCTCTACCGTTACTACGGTTTCGAGCCTCCGAAGTTAATTGAGACTAAAACGAATCGCGTTGAGCTCGTACCGAAGAATTGGAAGACAAGCCGTACCATCGCGTGCGAGCCGGAAGGGAATTTACCTCTCCAGCTTGCTTTCGATACGTACGCCAAAAGACGCTTGCGTCGTTTTGGTATAGACTTGTCCAACCAATCTGCAAACAGAGAGGCTGCCTATGCAGGGTCGCTCGACTTTAGCAGTTATGCTACTGTCGACTTCTCCGCCGCCTCGGACACCATTAGCTTCAATACCGTCGCATGGTTATTTCCATGGGAATGGTACAGCTATTTGGCCCGAGTTCGGTCCCCGAATTTTCGGGGCGCATTTGGCTATGGGAAGTATTCCAAGTTTTCCAGCATGGGAAACGGGAGTACTTTTGCCATAGAAACGCTTCTGTTTGCGGCTGCTTGTCACGCGGTCGGATCCAAAGATTTTCTTGTCTATGGTGACGATGTCATCATAGAGCAAAAATTTCTGGAAGATTACGAACGCTTGACAAGGTTCCTAGGATTCCGGATAAATACTGACAAATCCTTTAGTACAGGGCCCTTTCGGGAGTCCTGTGGATTAGACGTATTTTCCGGTGTCGATGTTACGCCAGTGTATATAAGGGATATTGACAACCGAAAGGCCGTCAAGAATCACCTTATTAATACTATGGCTAGTATTGCTCGACCAGATGGAGAGTTAGCTATGTACCTCCTAAAACTTGTTAAAGAATGGAGGTTACACAGCGTTCCCTATCAGGAGAGCACTCTTTCAGGAATTTGGTTATTACCTGAAAGAGCTCGACAACTAGGAACTCTCAGAATAAAGCGCTATATCTACTATTCGAAATCTTTTATTCCGAAGAATAAAAGACGTCCGTTTGTAGATAGCCGTGGCTATTACCTATGGTTCCTCAATAAGAACTCCCAAGTTCTTTTTGGAGGCCCGTGGGATCTAGCACGGAACTGCACTTTCTCTGAGACATCCTCGGTGCCCATTTTCGAACACGCGTACGTGCGAAAGTGGGTTGGATGGGTTAAAACCCCATCCAACGGGACGCCCGACCACCTGTATTGGTGGTCGGAGCTGTGTTATAACGCTTTTATTAAGCCTTAAAC